CTAAAGGAACGTATCCAGCTAAGGTAATTGAAGTTATCGATAATTTTAAAGTAGTAATAAACCGTGGTAAATTAAATTGTATCCGAATAGATACTTCTCATCTAGTTTATTCGATTACAAACAAGCCAATATACGACCCGATAACTAGCGACTTCATTGGTCATCGTATTCTTTATAAAGGGTCAGGAATGATTATTTCTGTTGAAGAAAATACCTCTATTATTCAAGCTTGCAATAATTCTCGATACGACTGCAAGGAATTTGTCAATGTTTGTGTCGGCGATTTAGTTATTTGTATTTGAGGTAATAACAATGGAACTATTAAAAAAAGCGTCACTTAAAGAAATCAGAGATTTCTTTAAAAAAACTTTTGAGCAGATGAGTATCTCCGAATACGATACAGTGGACATCTCAGAGTGGGATACAGTCGCAGACGGCAAATGTATTCGTTTAATAGGAACTTTGGTAATTAAAGAAGATTATCTTTACAAAACTTATGGTAAGTTAATAAAAAACAAAAAGTATGAAGTTTTGATTGAATGTCGAGAAATTTCGACTGAATATCAATTGATAAACAAACGCTTTGAAAAAATCACAATAGAAGGTACGTTAGGCGGGTCTTTGGTTGTCCTGCATTGGAACTACAGTCTTGACAGAAACGATGAAACCTCAAGATATAATCTTTATCCAAGCGGAAACAAAAAAGAGTTTAATATTTTGATTCCAGAAGCAACAAAGATAATGGAAACTATTTTAGGTTTTATCAAAACAATTAAAGCTGAGGATTAACGCTAATGAACAAAACAGAAGCATTAAAACAAATTGAGGTTTTTTGTAGAGAAACTTTTAGTCAGTCTAATTACTCAGAATGGCAAATAAAGACAGAAGACGGATTTTCCTATCTACAGGGAACACTAGAAATTTTTTATCAAAGTCTAACTCAATGTCAATACAGGGTATGGATTGAATATCAAAATAAATATTCTAAAAAATTAATAGTTACAGTAGAAGCTTGTTTAGCTTTAGAGTATAATTCTGTACCTTATATTAGTTGGGTTCTAATAAAATCAAACAAGAAAAACATACAAGGAGATGGTAAACATTTGGATATTTTACTACCAAAAACAAAAACAATAATAAAACCTATTGTAGATTTTATCGAAAATGAAATACAAATCAAAATAGATTTGTCTAAAAAGGTTAAAAAAGATAGTTGTTTACAATTGACTATAGATTTTATTGAAACCAAAATATAATCTGAAATAAAAACATGACACCAACACTACAAACACAAACACTTTCTGTACCGACTAAACCACAAATTCAATTAAGAGATGACCAAAAAGCTCTTAAAAGAGAACTGTATGATGCTCTAAATCCAAAAATCTACAAAAGAGCCTTAGTCGTTGCCCCTTGCGGATGGGGTAAAACAGTATTTTTTTGTCAAATAATCTACGATGCCGCCGTAAAAAGACAGCGACGGACTTTAATCGTAGTACCTTTTACGGTACTTATTGAGCAAACCCTAGAAACTCTAGGAAAATTTGGACTATCTGCTGGGGTAATTGCTGGTAACTACAAAGAAGATAGAAACCAATTAGTACAAATTGCAACGACTCAAACCTTATCTAGAGGACGAGATATTACTTGGTTTAATCCCGAAGTAATACTAGCCGATGAAGTTCATCTATCAGCTTACTGCCAATGGTTTAAAGATAGCTTTCCCAATCTTAAAAACGGTAAGCAAACAACCTCAATCAAAGACATTCGTGGCGAATTAGCAGTATTAGGTATCGCTGTAGAAAGAGAAGACATAGAGCCTTACAAAATTACTTTTGAGGAAGCTAAAGAAAAATGCAAGCACCTTAGCCTGGTTCACGCTGAATCAAAAGAAATCTTACAAGAAATAAACTCGGCATGGGAAGTAATTCGTAAGCAACAGCACCTTTTTTCGGGGAAAACCCTACCAGTAGATAATCGTCTCGTAATTGGTCTAACAGCAACCCCGTGGCGGTTATCGAAACGTGAAGAGCTGGGAGATATATTTGAGGTTCAAATAGTTGGCCCTACCCCAAAAGAAATGATTGAACGGGGTGCGCTTGTTGGTTGCGTTTACTTTGGAACTAAAAATAAAATAAACACTAAAGGGGTAAAAATTAATGGTGGAGACTTTGATGCTAGTCAGTTAGAAATTCGTTGTCTTGAGGCGGTAAAATCAACGGTTTCCGAGTATCGCAGGCTCGGTCAAGGGAGACAATTTGTTTGCTTTGCTGCGGGTGTGGAACACGCTAAAAGCCTCTGTACAGAATTTAACGAGAGGGGTGTTCCCACGGCCATTATCACAGCCGAAACACCAGAGCAGGAAAGGAGAGAAATATTTAGAAAGGTAGCTGAATTAGGATTGCGGGGGATTATAAATATCAATACTTGCGGAATAGGGTTCAACCTACCCGCAATTTCTTGTATTATTCACGCCAGACCGACCAAAAGCCGAACCCTTTATATTCAGATGACTGGTCGGGGACAAAGGCTCTGTATTTGGTTAGATAAAGTTGATTGTTTGGTATTAGATCAAGCGGGAAACGTAACCGAGCATGGATTTATCGAGGATGTAGAGTATCCCAAGCTTTTTACATCTTCTGATACCCAAAAAGGACAAGCTCCGACTAAAGAGTGCGAAAATTGCAATAAAATAACCTACGCTTCCGCTCGTATTTGCCCTCACTGTGGCTATGAATTTCCAACAAAAGAAAAAAAACAAATCGCCAACGAAAGACTAGAGATTATAATTCACGATAAAGATAGAGAATTATACCTAGCCTACAAGTACGCTCTCAGACAAGCTTACAAAAAAGGCGAGCATATTGAAAGTGTCCGGGGATGGCTGATAAAAACATTTAAAAATCCTAGACTAAGCAAAGACTGGATGCCCCCTAAATCTTGGAAGTTACACGCAATCTTCAAAAAAGACTATAATGAAAATGACTTGAATAATTACAAAGCTTACTTGAAAAGTCTTTGTAAAATCGAGAACAATAACTGGGTAAAAGCTAAGATGGCAGAGGAATTTGGAGATGGCTGGGACAATATTCGGCTCTAATGGATTATTACTGGCATCTTCCCAGGAATACAAAGAACAAATAGCGAACGAGCTATTTAGACTTATTTCTATAGGCTCTGCTCCTATTCTTTCCTATACCCTTACCACACCCCCAAGTCCTCAAAGTATAGATAGCTACTATATTGTCCCCGCAGGAGCTACTGGGGCGTGGGCGGGAAAGACTAATCAGATAGCTTATCCTGTAATTGGCTTGAATGGATTGCCTACAGGAACTTGGAAATTCTGGCAGCCTTTTACTGGATTAACAGTTTTCCTTGTTTCTGGAGAAGTAATATTTTTTAATGGCACGGATTGGCAAACAACAGTCATGGGGGATATGCTTATCGCTGATTACGGGGGATCATCGTTCGGGACAGTGGCTAGAGCCGATGAAATTGTAGGGAATCCTAGTAATGATACTTTCTACGGGAAAGAATCAGGAAATAAAGGATTCTTCGGTTTCTTCTCAAAAGTTTTATCAACTTCATTGACGGCTTTAAATATAACTACTGGTGGCGCAATAACTGCTACTGATAATATTTTACAGGCTTTTGGCAAACTCCAAAATCAAATTAATAGTATTAACGATAATACCGAACAATATTCTGGGGATATAGAAGCTCCTATTGTTCAAACTTATCCTCTTGATTTTGCTTTATTAAGAGGGTATAATATCCTAAGCTTTAGTGCCGTAACTGAATCTGGCACAGCTACTATATCGGTTAAAATTAATGGAATAGATGTCCCTAATTTAAATAATCTATCTATTACTTCTACTCGATTAACTGTTCCCGTAACAACAGGGAATCTTCTTGGCACAGGAAGCAGGTTAGAACTTGTTGTTTCTGCTGTTAATAGCCCGAAACATTTATTTTTTACTATAGGAAGAAAATATGTCTAGATGGTTATTTTTTCCTTTTCTTAATCCCTTTGTTCCTGACGGCGAATTTACTTATTGCCAACTAAGCAATGCTACAATTAGTAATATGCGTCCTGTAGAAGATGGACAGTTTACTTATTGCGCTTTTGACATTAATAACTCAGGATTCGATAGAACACCATGAACTTACCTTTAATTAATAATGACAACGCCGGCAATTCTTACTATGGCTGGACAACTAATAATCTAGATTGGGCCCCAGAGTCGCAGGGATTTACAAGCACTCAATGTGCTAACTGGATAAATGGGTTTTTTGGACAAACTTGCGCTTTCGCAAGTTCTACTACATTTAATTTAATTTTACCAGTTAGTTTTGAATCACTAAGTTTGCCTGCAACTGCGTCAAAATTTAGATTTAACCGTCTTGGAATAAGTAAGGATATGGGAAACCCTTCGACGACGACGATGGATAGCCAATACTGTGGAATAAACTGTCTTGACTTGTTTGGTAATATTTTTGGACGTTCTTCATCTTATTATTGGGCAGTTTTGAATTCGCACAGTTTAAGTATTTTCGTTGATAATTATACTAATAGTAACCAACGGTATAACTTTTTTAGTTGCGGATGGCTAAAAGACCCTTTGTTTACTGCATCGGTTTTTGTTCAGAATGCGTATTTTTTATGGACGCTCGGACCGAGCTTGGATGTAAGAGCGGCCGGCCGTCCATCATTGGCATTTGCAGTGAATAATAGGCAAAACTTTGTGTTACCAACAGCAACAACTCCAGATCCTATTGCCAATTACCCTGTCTCTTGTCAAACCGCTACCCCCGGAGCTAATACAACAGAATTTTATTTAAGAGATAATGTAGCTCCTAATAAAGCCGTTGGATATATCCCAAATGTTCTAAAATGTTCTTTAAATCTTTCTGTGGGGGGAACATATCGAAATACAGGGGTTGATCCTGATGGCTCTAATAATCCTTACTGGAAGTGTGTCGCAAAAATGGGGAACGAATCAATATTAATGAGAGGGTGGGCTACAGGGATAGTTTAGTATGATCTATTATCACATTTTTGGAACTGCTAGAGAAAAAAGCTTAAATGGGAGTCAAGATAATCCTATATTTTGGCGTACTGGCATACCGATTTCGTGGGACAAAGAACCGACATTAAAGCTTGTTGGTGGAATTAATCTATTTGGTCAATTTTGGAAAATAATTAGCAAATACGGTCAACAAGTAAGTATTTTCTCTATTCCAGAAAATCAGTATAACTCTCGTTACACTGGTTCAATTGCCGACACGATTCCTTTAGAGAGAACCAGTAAAAATTACACTTATTCTGGCACTGTAAGCGAACCCAAAAAACTAGCTTATGATGTTACAGTAATTGACATTATTCGTGTCATTAATCAAACTGATTTTCCTGATGATCCTTACCCAGTAAATATTCCTGAATTTCCTATTATTCCAGATAAAGACTATCAAACAGAAATTCAGTTTTCTAATTCTTTACTAGAAAACACAGAAGGGGCAGAACAACGAATAGTGGAATGGTCTAGCCCTATTAGAGTGTTCAATCTTGCTCGAACTGCATTACAATCTGATGATTTAAATACCATTCTCGACTTTCATGAAGAAATGAAAGGATCAAAAAAAGACTTTCTTTATCGTGACCTTTCTGATTATCAGGTAAAAGGAATTTATGAATGGCTAATTTATTGTCGATTAAGCAATGATATTGTTAATAGCATGCGTCCTGTAGATACGGTAGATGGTACTTTTCTTTATTGCGCTTTTGACCTTAATAACTCAGGATTCGATAGAACACCATAAACAGCGATTTTAACATGACTTCTTTTATCCCAAATGGTAATAATGCTACTACCGAGCTTGTTACCGAATTCTACACAGAAGGAGTATTTTCCCCAGAACACGATGGGGTAAAAACAGAATTTATTTTGATTAAAAAATATTCCTGCGGCGACAACGTCCACCACAGACCTATTCTTTATCCAGATATTGATAGCCTAAAAATCTATCAAGGAACTACAGAAATACCACCGTCGGAATATATAGTAGCTCCTGGTAAAATAGTTTTTAATAATCCGCCTCCTAGCACCCCCAAATTAACTTGGGAAGGCACTTTTAAGGTATTGTGTCATTTCGAAGAAGACAAACTAGATTATCAACCTATTACAAAAAATAGAGATAACACTATTTTTTCTATCCCAAAATTAATTTTACGAGAATCAAGAATTGAACCTGAAATTGCATTGCTACCTGGTGATGTTTTTTATCCAAATTTAAATCACGATTTTAATTTAAATTTGACTAAAAGGTGTACAATTTCTCCTAAATTTGAGACAAATATTATTAGCTTATCTAGTGGAGAAAGAAAAAGATTTTCTCGGAGAAATATTCCCTCTGACATTAGCTCTTTACAGCAAAGAAGAACTTTATCTCAAAAAAATATTGATTATCTGATTGCCTTGTGGTTGTGTGCTAGGGGTTCAGGATCCACGTTTCGTTATCCTGATTTAGTTAACAATTTATCAATTTTGTCCCGATTCAACTCTGTCTCTTTGAGCTACCAAAACCAAACCTCTTTACAAATTTATTCACTTGGAGAATTACAGATAAGGAGATTTACTGAGGGAATACAACAAGATTCAGGGTTAGAAGATTCTTTTGCAAATCCTGTTTTAAGGCTTTGTTATTGCGTTTTAATTGAACTTACAAACGGAGAAAAGCTTGGTTATACAAATTTTTCCCAAGACTTAAAAATTGGTGAAGTAGTATTTCGGGCAAAGCAAGCTCTTGATCCGACTGCAATAGAAAAGCAATTAGGAATACAATCGGATAATCAAGAATACAGAGG